ATGAAGTCCTGGTACGTGATGGACCCGGCCTACCAACGCATGGAGCAGTTGGTCGGCCCAGAGGCAGCCGTGCCACAGTATCGGCAATTCAATACGCTGGGCTCGATGGCGTCACCCGGCAGTGACGTGATGACCGAAATCAACCGCGGCACCGCAGCGAACATGATGGCGACGCGCGGGCAGTTCCCCGCCTTCCAGCGACACGGCGGAACCGCCGAGGCCAACCGCGGCGCCGACTTCCCCGAGGCGCTGCGCGACGTCGCCGGGCACGCCTATCACTCGACCGCGCAGTCGGGTCCGATGGGCCGCTACCTCGAGTCAGGAACCGTCGACATGACGTCGCCCAAGGTGCCGCTCTACATGCAGGCCTCGGGCGTTCCGCAGACCGGCTTCCAGACCACGCTGCCGGTGCCGGACGCACATTTCACGCGCGCGATCGGCGCCGCCGATGTTCGCACGACCGCCAAGCCGGGCGTCTCGATGAAGGGGCCGGAATACGGACAGGTCGGCCCCTGGTTCCGCGAGAGCGTGGCGACGCCGATGGGCATGCAGGCGGTGCCGGCGCAGGGGTTCACCTGGGGCGCCTTCGCGCCGCAGACCGGCGTCGACACGGCGATCGGAGCTCCCAAACTAGAGTTGCTGGCGCGAAGCATCTGGGAGCGCGCGCAGAAGCTCGGCGTCGACCCGCGTGTGCTGCGCGACAAGGTGTTGATGGGTCAGGAGCACGCGGTCGGCCTCGGCACACTCGGCGCCGGTGCAGCGGCGGCTGCGTCTCAGTACGGCCAGGACGAGCCGCAACCGTATTTTCAGTAGCAACCCGAGGAGGGTGAGATGGCACGAAGCCCAAAGCATAACGACGACGACGGCGAGTTGCTTGAGCGCGAGGCGACGGCAACCGATGCCCCGGTGGTCGAGCCGTTCGCGGCCTCCCCGTTGACGGTGACGGTCGCCAACCCGACGCCGCCCACGAACGTGGCGTGCGTGTCCTACGGCACGCCGCCCTCGCCGGCGGACCAGACCGCGGTGCAGGCCGGCGCCGCCGGCTCGATCACCGCCATTGCCACCCCGATCGCACCGGCCTCGGCGCCATCCATCCCGTCCGAAGCCACCGGCACCGTGGTGGTCGACACCAAGCCGGGGCAGACCTCGATCACGGTCATGGGCAACTACACCACGACACCGAATAGCTCGCATGCCTCCAGCCAGGCGCCTGGAACGCTGCCGACCATCACGGCCCTGGCGCCAGCGACGCCGGTGTCGGGACCTGGCGTGCTCGACCTGACCGTGACCGGCACCGGCTTCGAGCCCATGTCGCAGATCACCGTCAATGCCGTGACGTATCCCACGGTCTACGTCAGTGCGACGTCGCTCAAGGCGTTCAACGTGCCAAAGAAGCCGACCGCTGGAAACCTGCCGGTGACGGTGGTCACGGGCGGCACCGCCACTGCAGCCACTAACTGGGTATTCAGCTAGGACAGCCACCATGACCAATGCAGACGAAGTACCGCCGCAGCACACCTATCCCGACGTTCCCACCGACTCGATCAACGAGCCGCCGGGGTCGAGCACGTTGCCGGTCGAAACCGGCTACACCGAGCCGGTGCCGTCGATCGTCACCATGGAGCCGCTCGATGCCGCGATCGGAGATCCCGACTTCACGCTGGTGATCGGCGGCGACAATATCACCGCGGCGACCGTGATCAACTTCGCCGGCCACGACGAGCCGACGACGCTCGAGGCGGACGGCACCATCACGACCGGGGTGAAGCCCTCGCTGTGGGCCGAGCCGGTGGTGGTGCCGGTGAAGGTGCGCAACGGTGGCGTCGAGAGCACGGCGATGGAGTTCACGTTCACGGCGCCGGTGGCGCGCCATGCCGAGCACGTCGAGCTCGATGAGGACGACGAGCACCCGCACAAGCGCAAGCGGAGGTAAAAATGGGGTTAGCTGTGGTTACGGTGGCCGCAGGCGGCCTGCCGGTCTGCGACGTGACGGCGACCACCAAGGCCGGCATGCCGGTCACCGAGGCCGCCAATGGCTACGGCGTGGCCGTCACCAAGGTCGCGGTGGTGGTCGGCAACCCGATCCTGGGCATCCCGGTGGTCTACGTGGTGCCGCCGCTATGACGCTGCTGGTCGAGGTCGAGCCTGGCAGATGGCGCGTGGCGAAGCCGGCCGTCGCATCGGCACGCTCGAGCCTGCCGTGCCCGGCGGTCATTTCGGACGAGATGCCACCGACCGAGCAGGTCAATGGCGAATTCTACACGTCAAAGTCGGCTTTCCGAGCGGTTGGCCGGGCGCTCGGGCTGGTCGAGGTCGGCAACGATAAGCGGCCGCCGAAGACGCGCGCCACCGCCGACGCGGCCGTGAAGCGCGCGCGCAAGCAGGCGATCGAGCGCGCGGCGGCGCGGTTTCGCAATGGGGAGCGTGTGTGATGGGTTCGACATCAAAGCGGCAGGCCGATCTCATGCGGGCTGTTGCGCATTCGCCAAAATTCGCCAAGAAGGTCGGTATCCCGGTGAGCGTGGGGCAGGAATTCTTCAAGGCCGACCAGGCCAAGGCGCGCCGCGGCTCGATCAGCACGGCGATGCAGAAGGCCAAGGTGGCCAAGGGTCACCTGAAGGCCCGATAGGAGCAGTGCATGTCCGACGTCAATATCGCGCCATCGGCGCCACCCGCAGCTGCACCCGCAGCCCCACAGGCGACACCTGGCGAGGTGGCGGTCAATACCAGCCCGACCGCGTCCCCGCAACCGGTGGGCTCGCAGGCCCCGCCTGCACCCACTGGCGAGCTCGAGGGCGGCAAGGGTCGACCGGAAAGCCGGCGCGAGGCCATCCAAAAGGCATTCGAGAAGGCCGACCGGAGTCCGGCCAAGCCGAAGATGGGCCACAACAACCCGCCCGAGCCGACCCAGCCCGAGTTCAATTTACGCCGGCCGCCGCCGGCTGACGGGAGCGTCCCGGACGCCCCTAAGGAGCCAACCCCGCGCGCAGAGCATGGCCATTTCGCGCCCAAGGCGGCGCAGAGCGTTGCGGGAGGGCAACAGCCATCGCAGGCCCGGCCAGCCCCGCCTCCGCTGCCGGAGACGGCACCCTATCGCGACCCGCCGGCCAGGATGGCGGACCACGCCAAGGCCGAGTGGGCGGCGGCACCGGAGAGCGTGCGCGGCGAGGTCTACCGCATGCACCGCGAGTTCGACGGTGCGTTCCAGGCCTACCGCGGCGACCACGAGGCCATGAACGACATCCGGCCGTTCCACGACCTGGCGCGCCAGCAGGGCACCACGCTCAAGCAGGCGCTCACGAACTATGTCACGATCGAGAACAAGCTGCGCTCCGACGTCATCGGCGGCCTCGACGTCATCGTGAATAACCTCAATTTGCGCACGCCGCAGGGGCAGCGCATCGGCCTACGGGACATTGCGTATCATATCGCCAGCCAGACGCCGGAGCAGTTGCGGTCGATCCAGAGCGGCAACGCGCAGAACGCGCAGTCGCATCAAATTGGGCAACTGCATGAGAACGTGAGCGCCCTGACGCAGGCCATCCAGCAATTGCACCACGAGCGGCAATATGGTTACACTAGCGACGTGGTCAATCGTTTCGCGCAGGACCATCCGCGCGTGGACGAACTCTCCGACCTGATCGCCTACGAGATCAGCCTCGGGCACGACCTACCGACCGCATACAACCGGGCCACCTTGCTGCGGCCAACCCAGGCGGCTCAGACCCGCACCCCATCGGCTCAGACCCGATCCAAGTCGATCCACGGCGCACCATCTTCCGGTCCCTCAGACGGACAGCGCCCGCGAAACGACACACCAATTGGACGCCGCGACGCCATCGCCAACGCAATCAAGCGGGTGAACGGCGCCGTCTGAACCCGATGGAGCCATCATGCCCAATATCGCACCGCTGGTTGCCTACCAGCAAATTCTGTCGATGGCGATCGAAGACCGCTCATCGAGCTACCAAGACCTCGTTTCCGCCAACAACGCGCTCTTGTCGACGCTCAAGCGCAAGGGCCTCTGGCAGACCTATTCTGGCCCCAAGATCAGACAGACGCTGCAGATCGCCAAGCAGACCGCGCAGTGGTATTCCGGCTACGATCAGTTGCTGAACCCGGCGCTCGATCTGTTCAACGACGCCTACTTCGATCCGAAGATGGTCGTGGTTCCCATCATTCTGAGCATGCAGGAGATCCTCAACAACGAGGGCGAAGCGCAGCTCATGGACGTGATGGACTCGTACATGGCGGCGGGCGAAAACGCGCTCGAGGACGCCATGGACGTCGGCCTCTACAGCGACGGCACCGCCAACGGCGGCAAGCAGATTACCGGGCTCAAGACCGCGGTTCCGACGGTCGTAAATACCGGCATCTACGGCGGCATCGACCGCGGCTCGGCCACCATCTGGCGCACCACCAGCTACGATGCCAACTCGATCTTCCCGACCATCGGCACTCAGGTCAACGCCACCACCATCCGCCCGCTGCTCAACCAGGTGATGACCAAGCAGTCGCGCGGCAAGCAATATGCCGACCTGCTGATCATGTCGCCGGAGCACTATGCCGCCTACGACGCGGCGACAGTAGCCATCCAGCGCCAGACCAACGACACCGCGCTGGGCCGCCTCGGATTCACGGCGCTGGAATACATCGGCGGCGGCAAGCGCGCCGAGATCGTGCTCGACGGTGGCATCGGCTCCAACATTCCGGCCAACACGACCTACGGCCTCAATACCGACAGCCTGCGGCTGCGCTACCACCCCAACCGAAACTTCGACAAGGTGTTCAGCGGCGACGGCCAGATGCCCATCGATAAGGATGCCATCGCTCAGTACATCGGGTGGATGGGAGAACTCACGATGACGAATCCATTGTTTAATTGGACGTTATTCGACTCCAACCCGGCGGCCTAGGCCCTCTTGGCCGTCGACAACGGGACCGCCGCCTGCTCTGGCGAATGGGCGGCGGTTTCGAGCCTGCTGAACGACAAACCGGTTTCGCCGGCACTTGTCAGGAGGCCGGCAGGAAGGGAGGCCGCCATTTCCTACCCGGTGGTGGCGGCGCTCTCCAGCAACAAGGACTTGAGTAATGGCCCACGATCCAGACGCAGCATTGGTGGCGACGTTCAAACATCTCGCCATCAAGAACGACGCCAAGTCCCTCGAGGCCGGCAGGCCGATCTTCGACGACGTCGAAGTGGTCGAGATCAGGTTTCCCGGCAAGCGCGACTACACGGTGCAGCGCGCCACCTCCATGTCGCACTGGCGCGACGATCCGCTGACCGGCGAGCAGACGCTGGTCACCTACGCGGAGCGGTTTTCGCATCAGTATCGGCAATTCAAGGCGCAAACGCAGCAGACCAAGTCAGGCACGCCGCTCGCCGAGGTTCCGTTCCTGACCGAGGGGCGGAGAGCCGAGTTGCGCGCACTCAACATCTACACGGTCGAGGCGCTGGCGCTGATCGACGGCCAGGAGCTCAAGAACCTGGGTTACTCCGGCCGCGATCTCAAGAACCAGGCGCAGGCCTACATCGACGAGGGCAAGCGCGTTGCGCCCGACATGCAATTGATGGCGAAGCTCGACGCCGCGCAGGCGCGCATGGCGATGCTCGAGGAGGACAACAAGCTGTTGAAGGCGGCAATGCCTCCCGCCGAGGACAACGAATTTTCCGGCATGACGATCGAACAGCTCCGCGACTACATCGCCACCCAGACCGGCATCGCGCCGCAGGGCAACTGCAACCGCCGCACGCTGCTGCGCATGGCGATGGAAGCGCGGCCGGACCGACTAGTCGGGGACGCGAGGGTAGCCTGAAATGAGCCTACTTTCCGTGGTGCAGGATGTTTGCGCGGTGGTCGGGGTCGAGATTCCGACCAGTGTGTTCTCGAACATTCCCGCCAAGCGGACGGCAGTCGAGATGCTGGCGCTTGCAAACGAGATGGCGCAGCGCATCGCCTACGACAGCCGCGAGTGGACCAAGCTCAAGCTGGTGAACACGTTCACTGGCGACGGCGTCACCGAGGCGTTCGATCTTCCCAACAACTACAAGCGCATGCTGATGACCGCCAATGTCTGGCGCTCGGGTCTGCCGCTGATGCCGGTGCGGTTCATTCCCGACACCGACGAGTGGATCAACCGCCGCATGCGCAACTTCATCGATCCACGCGGCGAATGGACGATGTACGGCGGCCAGATGCATATAGTTCCGGCGCTCATCCCCGGCGAGACGGCGACGTTCGTTTATCTCGACAAGAACGCGATCACTCTCGCGAGCGGCGGCACCAGCGATAACTTCATGGCTGACGGCGACAAGTTCCGGCTTGGCAGCCGTCTTCTGAAGCTCGGCATGATCTGGCAGTGGAAGGCGAACAAGGGCTCGCCCTACGCCGAGGACCTGAGCACCTATGACGACGCCATCATGATCGAGATGGGCAGCGACAAGCCGTCGCCGATCATCATCGGTCGACAAACCATATCGGGCATCGCCGCCAACGTGGCGTTTCCCTATCCAATACCGACGCCATGAGCTATTCCGCATTCCGCCGTCAACCAGTACCGCAGCAGTCCGCACAGATCCTGCGGGCACTGAGCATCCCGGCGCCGACACGCGGCATCATCACTAACGAGAACGAAGCCTACATGCAGCCCGGCGGCGCCGTCATGCAGGACAACTGGGTGTCGACCATGCGCGGCGTGAAGGTGCGCGGCGGCAGCGTGCGCTGGAACGACCTGCATGCGCTCGACACGCCGGTCCCGCCGGTGCCGGACCCCTCGCGCCTGCCGGTGGTGTCGTCGTTTGAATACGCCAGCGCGTCCAAACGCTATATGTACGCCGCCAACGCCACCAAGCTGTTCGACATCACGGCATCAGGAACGCCGACGCTGATCAAGAGCGGGCAATTGTCGGGCAACTATTGCAATTCGCAGCTCGCCAACCAGGGTGGCGACTACATGATGGTCGTCAACGATGCCGGCGACTTTCCGCTGCGCTTCGATGGCACGACTTGGACGACGCTCAACGGCAGCCAGATCACCGGGCCCGCTGGTTCCACGGTCGCGATCGGCAAGAACCTGACCTACGTGTGGAAATACCGGAACCGGTGGTTCTTCATCGAAGGCAACTCGATGAATGCCTGGTTTCTGGGAACGAACGCCATCCAGGGCGCGCTGCAGCTCATCCCGCTGTCGGGTTCGGCCACCAAGGGCGGCAAGTTGCTGTTCGGCGCCACCTGGTCGTTGGACGCTGGCGACGGCATCGACGACAAGTGCGTGTTTGCCACCGATCTCGGCGAGCTGATGATCTTTACCGGCAGTGATCCCTCCGACCCCAACAACTGGTCGCAGCAGGGACGCTACCAGGTGTCGCAGCCGATGGGCATGAA